TTTTTGAATTCCTGCCGCTTGCTCTTCAAGCGCTATCTCCATTTTCAGAGCAGCTTCCCTGACTGGATTTTCAGCTCGCTTAGCTTCCAGAACCTGCCTGTTCAAAGCATTTAGTCGCTCTGTCAGGCTGACTTCTATCTGCAGCTCAGGAACGCGACTTTCTCTTGTTTTGCGCTTAGGCGTGTCTGCAGCTCTAAGCAGCTCTAATTGTGTTGGCTCGATACCAGCGCCTTCTGGGATAACTTGGCCGCCGAATCTTTCTACAGCAAGGCGCTTACCTTCGCTTGTAACTACGTCTTTAGCTGCAGCACCTTTTCTAGCTGTCTTAGTAAACGGCTTTAAAAACTCTTCAATTTCTTTTGCTCTAGCGCCCGTAGCTTCGCTCATCAAAGCGTTGAACTGATTATTTAGCACAATATCTCCAACAACCTTATTTATTGCGGCTAACAACGGAGTCAAAGCTCTTGAAATAAACGCTTGAACTTGAAGTATCAACGCATTAAACAACTTGCCCATCTTGCTGGCTTCAGTGCCCAAATCCTTCAAGGCTTTCAAGCCGCTGCCACCGACCTGTTTCGCCATTTCCTGCGTCATTAACGCAGCCGCTTCAGTGACTTGACCCTCTTCAATTAGCTTCTCAATACGGAACTGCATCGCATCAGAGCTAAACAAGCTCTTTTCGGCCATAAAGTCAGCCGCACCACCAACACTGGTCAACGCTTTGCCAGCATCGACCATACTTGCAACAAACTGATCAATCTGCTGACCAATGGCGCTGAATGCAATCTGCGCTCCAAATGACCCTGTTAAGCCACCTGCAGCGCCGCCAATGACTGATCCCGCTCCACCGCCAAATAGCAGCGGGAAGCCAGCGCCAAGACCAACTTGCTCAAGACGTTGCCTTCTGAGCCTGCGAGCCTCAGGTGATCCCGCAATGTCTCTACGCCCTTGAATAGGGCTGCTTCTGAGACGACCAATCTCAAGCGCTCTGTTGAACTCTGGAGAGCCGGGAGTACCTGCCGTTCCAGCAATAGGTGATGCAATACGTCCGGCAAAAGCTGGTGATGGCCCAAATGTTCGACCTCTGAGCCCAGGGATTGGAGCGCCAGCCAGTCGCTTTTGACGCGCTCTATCAGACGCCTCAAGTCTTCTGTCAAACTTGTCAAGCGCTCTTAAATCAGCCGCTAACAACTTATCTACATTGTCTAATTCTATTTTTTGCCTTTTCTGTATCAGCTTTAATTCTGCAAAGTGAGCATTTTTATCTGCTCGTATTTCGGCCATTTCTAGTTTTCTGATGGCTTCCATTTGAGCTGGAGAACCAGCAATGTCTATCCTGCCGCCAATAGGACTTACTGCTTGTCTGCCAGATGCAGCAATCTGAGCTGGAGAGCCCATCATTGCCGGCGTTCCACGAACAGGGCTTGATGGAAATCCTTTGCGCTGTTCTTTGAGAATTCGCAGCTTGGACTGTTCTAAACGAATACTTTTTTCTAAAATGCGAAATTCTTTTTCAGCACTGCCAAAACGTCTTGCGCTTTGCTCGGTTGTAGCTTTTGCTAACTGTTTTCTCAACTTGCTGACATTGAGGCCCTTTGCCTCCATCTCGTTGATTTTGTTCAACAAGCGGGCACGCTTTTCCTGCGTTTTGACAAGTGTGTCTATGCTTAAAGCTTGATCTCTTGTCTGTTTATTTATTTGCTTTTGCGTTAAATGAATTTTTCTGTTATAGCCGTCAAGTTCTTTAATTTTTCGCGTTGCCGCAGATAGCTGGTCTGTACTAGGAAGAGCAAGAATAGGCTGTTTTTTTCCGCCTTTGCCTTTACCAATGCTATTTACAGCCCTATCAACCTTCTTAAGCTCTCGCTCGATCTGCTGAGTATTTAGCTTGATATTGACTTCGTACTCAGCGGCCACGACTAACCCGAAGACATTGCCTTCAGGTTAGCGCACCTTCCGAAACTGAGCCTGCTGACGAACCCTCTCCATCTCCTTCTCCTCTCGCTCAGACTTCAACGCCAGATACACGCTCCAGCCTTGCAGCTCTTCAGCTGACATTGTGGAGCGCAGCTGACCCAGCGTCATTCCGAGCTTTTCAGCGATGAAAAACTGCAGGAACAAGTAGTTGTCCTGCTCAAGCGTCGCTTTTAAGGTCGTCCGCTTCTTCCACCTCTTCCATGCCTTGCATCTTGGACATGATGTCCAGCACGATGCTCATTGGAAGTCGGTTTTGGATCTTGGCACGGTCACCATCTGAAAAAACACGATTGCCAGCCTCGTCCTCAGCCTTACGGATCAACATTTGGATCGCAAAATCCAAGTTGTCCTCTGTACGCCCCAAGTTCAGCGCCTTCATAGTCTTGTTGATCGAGTCCCGATCAGCAATGGTCAAAGGCTTCCAATACAGCTTGATAACGACCTCACCACCTTTTTTGATGGTATAGCTGCTGCGCTCTTCGACGCTAAACGCCTTACACAGCATGTCGATTGCGCGTGCTTCAGCCATAAAACTCAGTCAACTAGCACAATATAGCTCATCCTAAGCGAACGCCTTGAAAAGCTATGTCTAGGTCAAGAAACAAACCTGTATCTCTACTGGTTTCCGTATAAATCTTGTACCAGCTTGGTCCTGGCTTGGCTGTACTTCTCTGCGGCGGCCTAGTTTGACCGTAAGTCTTGGGAACTCCTTCGCTGTCTGGAAGCTTGGCTTGTGGATTATTGACGGCATATCCTGCGTAATCAGCCAAGTTGCCGATGTATAAGGGGCTGTTGATTGGAACTCTTAAAACAGGGCGTCGCAAAAAGTTTCGAGGAGTAGGCATGTTCGGAGCCTGCCAGTCACGATCAATGTCCACGACTGGCTTGACTGGAACAGTATTAAGTGCCCACAACTCACCAAAGTTTCCAGTCCACCAAGGACCTTTCATTTGCAAGCTGAAAACAATCTCTGGACCAGCAGCTGCTCGTCCATCCTCAATCAACTTACGAATATCCTTAGTCAGCTCAGTGATCGGCTTAGCCATTAGACCGCAGTAAATCGACAGCTAACAACGCTGACAAAATGACTGTCGTTTTCGTTGGTTACCGCAGTAGGACCATTGACTTGACCAACACGTGGAACCGCTGAATAGGTATCGGTATAGCCAGAAGCGTTGACTGAAGTCAAGCCGTCAATAACGGACTCCGCAATCGCAACAGCTGTAGCACTGCCCCCATTTCTTGGCGTAAAAATGCCACATTGCACCGTTCCAGCGTATTGATCAATCGCTGCGCCGTGAGGTTGGATCGTTGACTGATCAAAGTTGATCGTCACCATCACGTACTTCTTTGTCTTGCCAG